AGGCTTTGTAGAACTGTAATGAGCATCTTTTCTAAATTGGCTGACTTGTTCAAGTCGGGCCAGGGAGAGGTGCGCCCGGAAAACGCCACCTACAGCGACGCGGTCATGGATGCCTTTGGCGTGACGCCTGGCGCATCCGGCATCAGCGTCAACCCAATCTCCGCGCAGCGCGTATCGGCTGTGGCCGCATGCCGCCAAAAGATCGCCGGTTCCATCTCGACATTGCGCCTGGACGTATTGCAGACAACCGGCGATAGCGAGGTGAAGCTGCCACGAGATGCACTGTGGTATCTGCTGAACGAGCAGCCGCACGAGCAATTCACCGCTACTAGCCACTGGGACAACAAGGTCAGCGAGCAGCTATTGCGCGGTGACGGGTTTACATGGATTCGCCGCCGCATGAATGGCTCCGTGGCCGCATTGCAGCCCCTGCCGTGGGGCGCTGTGCAGCCCTGGCGCATGCCAGACGGTTCGGTGCGCTACTACATCACGATGCCGGAGTTTGGCGTCACCACCTGGCTAGACCCCGCCGACATCCTGCACTTCCCCGGCCACGGCTTTGACGGCGTGCGCTCCATGAGCGTCATCGCCTATGGGGCGAAGAACGCCATTGGCAACGCCCTGGCGATGGATGACTACAGCGGCAAGTTCTTTGCGAATGGCGCGCACCCGAGTTTCATTCTGGAAGCTGCAACAAAGATGGGCGAGGAGCAGATAGCCCGCCTGCAAGCCGCATTCCAGAACAAGTATTCAGGCTCTGAGAACTACCACCGCACGCCGCTGGTGCTCACCGAAGGCTTGAAGGCGCGTGAACTGAGCCTGAGCGCAGAGGACGCACAGCTACTGGAAGCCCGAAAGTTTCAAGTGGTGGACATTGCCCGCGCATTCGGCGTACCGCCACACATGATTGGCGAGACAACCGGCGCCTCTGCCGTCGGTGCTGGCTACGAACAGCAAGCCCGCGATTTCGTCATGCACACCCTGCGCCTGCACTTGAAGCGGCTGGAGCAAGAGCTAAACCGCAAACTGTTTCCACGCGATAACGGCAAGTTTGTCCGATTCGATTTGGGCGACCTGATCGAAGGCGACAGCAAGGCCCAGGCCGAATACAACCGCGCAGCATTGGGCGGGCCTGGCACCGGGCAAGGGTGGCTTACGGTCAATGAGGTGCGCAAAACCAAGGGCCTACCACCCGTTGAAGGCGGGGACGTGATCTTCGACCCCAGCAAGCCGCAAGCGCAACCACAGCCTGAAGGGGCTACAGCATGAACAAACTACTACGCCTGATCGTGGACAACAAAGCCGACAAGCCGCGCCCATTCAATCTCGCAAAGAACGGCGACAGCGCCAGTCTGTATATCTATGACGTCATCAGCGCGGATTGGGGCGTTTCGGCCTTGTCCGTCATTGAGGCAATCAACCAGGCGGGCGATGTGCAGACGCTCAACATTCACATCAATTCTCCCGGTGGCGATGTGTTTGAAGGCCGCGCCATCATGGCCGCCATCGCGGCATTCCGTGGCAAGACGGTGGCGCAGATTGATTCGCTGTGCGCCAGTGCGGCTACCAGCATTGCGCTTGCCTGCAACGAAATCCGCATGTCCGAAGGCGCGTTCTTCATGATCCACAACGCCAGCGGCATGGCGTGGGGCGACAAGACCGACCTGCGCAATACCGCCGATGTGCTGGAAAAGATCGAGGGCGCAATCGTCAACGACTACACCAGCCGCACCGGCAAGCCTGAGCAGGAAATCCGCGACAAGATGCAGGCAGAAACGTGGTTCACCGCGCAAGAGGCGCTGGAGTACGGCTTCATTGACAGCATCACCGAAAAGTCCACCGCCAAGAACACCTGGAACCTGTCGGCATTCGCTAACCCACCGAAGCCGCCGCCTGATCCTGAACCGGAACCCGTGAAGAACGAAACAGAACCCGCCCCCGAGGCGGGTTTTTTTATGTCCGCAGCCAACGCTAACCGCCTGCGGATTGCACAGATTGCCTAGCGCTTCTCGCGCAGCAAACCGCTAGGGCCGGATGCCCTGACCAACCCGCCATCGAGCGGGTTTTTTCATTTTGAAAGGGACTCAAATGTCCAATATCACCGCACTGCGCGAGAAGATTGCAGACCTCGCCAAAACCGCAAACCACATGCTGGCCGAAAAAGGCTCGCAAACGTGGACGAAGGAAGAGCAAGCCTCTTTCGACAACATTGCCGACCAGATCGAAGCCACCCAAAGCCAGATCAAGAGCATCGAACGCATGCGCGAGTTGGACGCTGAAAAGCACTTCGACAACGCCGTCAAGGACGCCCCCAATAAGCCCCAAGGCGACACGATCGACGCAATGACGGCTGTGGCTCTGTACCTGCGCCACGGCAACAACGTGTCGGCAGAGCAGGCCGTTGCAATCCGCAACGCCATGAGCACCACGACCCCGGCAGAAGGCGGCTACACCGTCCCAGCGGAAATCGCCGCGATGGTGGTGGATTCGCTCAAGGCATTTGGCGGTATGCGTGAAGTGGCCCAGGTCATCACGACCGCAGGCGGCAATGCCCTGAACTGGCCCACCAGCGACGGCACCTCCGAAGTGGGCGAAATCGTGGCGGAAAACGCCGCTGCTACTGGTGCAGACATCACCTTCGGCACGGTGGCTGTGAACCCCTACAAGTACAGCTCCAAGAAGATCGCCCTGCCTGTGGAACTGATCCAAGATAGCGCCATCGACGTGGTGCAGTTTGTGGTCAACCGTCTGGCTCAACGTCTGGGCCGCATCACGAACCAGCACTACACGACCGGCACCGGCTCCAGCCAGCCATTCGGCGTGATGGCTCGCGCGGCCACGGGCAAGACCGGCACCACCGGCCAAACCCTGACGGTGATCTACGACGACCTGATCGACCTGATCCACAGCGTGAACAGCGCCTACCGCGCACGCGGCGCCCGCTTCATGCTGCGCGACACGTCTGTCGCCGTGATCCGCAAGCTCAAGGACACCTCGGGCCGCCCCATCTGGAACCCCGGCGACAACGAGAGCATCAGCGGCGGCACGCCTTCGTCCATCTGCGGCTACGCCTACACGGTGAACGACGACGTGGCAGCCATGGCCGCGAATGCCAAGTCCATCGCGTTCGGCGACTTCTCGCAGTTCGTCATCCGTGACGTGGCAGGTTCCACCAGCCTGCGCCGCTTCGACGATTCGGCCTTTGCGCTGAACGGTCAAGTCGGTTTCTGCGGCTGGATGCGTACCGGCTCCAACCTGCTGGATACCGCCGCCGTCAAGGTGTACGTGAACAGCGCCACCTAAGCAGTCCCAAGCAAAAGCCGCCCGGTTCGCCTGGCGGCTTTTTCATTGCGATTCAACAAGGAACAACCATGGCAACCAAAAAGCAAACCGGCGCCACCAAGCTGCGCGTGCTAGTCGAAGGTGCGTTCGGCAAACCTGACGACGTGATCGAGCTGGAAGGCGAAGCGCTGGCCCAGGCGCTGGCATCCGGCCAGGTTGACGCGAACCCTGAAGCCGTCGCTTACGCTGAAAGCCTGTAATGAACGTCGTTCAACTGTCCGAGGCAAAGCTACACCTGCGCGTGGACGGCACCGATGAAGACGCCCTGATCGGCCTCTACATCAACGCCGCAGAGCAGGCCGCTATCAAGGCCATGGACAGGGGTGTGTATGCCGATGGCACTGCGCTGCAGACCGCGATGACCGCCGCACCGGCTGCGCTCACTGCTGCCACTGCCGCGAAAGAAGCCGCCGTTGTCGCAGCCGAAGCCATGACCGACGCGGACGAGCGGGCCGCAGCCCTGCAAGTGGCCGAAGCCGCCTACCTGCGCGCTCTGGTGGCGTACCGCCAAGTATTCGATGGCATCGTGGTCAACGACCAGATAAAGGCCGCCGTGCTGCTGACCGTGGGCCATCTGTATGCCCATCGTGAGGACGCCGTGGTTGGAGCGTCTGTGGCAGCGCTGCCTAACGGCGCTGACCACTTGCTACAGCCTTACAAGGTGTACGCCTGATGCAAGCCGGACGCCTCAACCGCCGCTGCGTGCTGCAAACCCCCGGCACAGCCCAGGACGAGCTGGGCCAGCCCATCCCCGGCTGGACGGATGTAGCCACGCTGTGGGCTGACATTCGCATGAAATCGGGCCTAGAAAGCATCAAGGCAGGTGCGCCGGTGTCTGTGGTGCAGGCATCCATTCGCGTGCGCTACAGGGCCGGTATCACGGCTGGGATGCGGATTGTTCACAACCTGCAGGCGTACAACATCACCGCAGTCATGCCGGATGTGGGCGGGCGGGAATATGTGGATTTGGTGGCAGAGGTGGTGGCCTAGATGATCTCCATTGCCTTCGACTTCTCCAAACTCGCGGCGAAGCTGGACAACATCACATCGGCAGCAGAAAAGGCCGTGCGCCCTGCAGCACAGAGTGGCGCGCAGGTGTTCTACGACGAAGTGAAGCAACGGGTTCCGGTGTCTGCCAAGCCGCACAAGAGCGGCAAGAAAACCTACAACCCCGGCACGCTGCGCAAGGCGATCTATCAGGCATTTGCTGACCGCGAAAGCGGCGACGGAAAGGCCATGTACCGCGTGAGCTGGAACAAGACCCACGCCTTTTACGGGCGGTTCGTGGAGTTCGGCACATCCAAAGCACCGGCCCAGCCCTTCCTGCGCCCAGCCTATGACGCAGCGCGCGCGAAGGCCCTGAAAGCCGTGCAGGAACGCATGGCAGTCGAACTGAAGAAGGCCGCCAAATGAGCGCAGAAGCCGCCATCGTCCCGCTGCTCACAGGGTTGGTGTCGGGCCGCGTGTATCCCGATGTGGCGCCGTCCGGTGCGGGATTGCCGCGAATCGTTTACCAGCAAGTGGGCGGGCGCGTCATCAACTACACCGAGGGCACGATTCCAGACAAGGAAAACGCTCGGATGCAGGTGGTGTGCTGGGCGGCTACCCGCATGGGTGCCATCGGCCTTGCAAAGCTGGTGGAGACCGCTATCAAGACAGCGCCATCCATGCAAGCAGAGGCCATCGGGGCGCGTATTTCAGGCTTTGAGCAGGACACGAACCTCTATTCAAGCCATCAAGACTTTTCCATCTGGACCGCCAGATAACTGACTAGGCGCAAGCCAACCAAGCAAGCCCCTCCTGGGAAACCGGGCGGGGCTTTTTTCATGCCCCTTGTGGGCGCAACCCGACCCGCCTCAGTGCGGGTTTTTTTCATTTCTGAAAGGCCCACAAATGGCACGCACCCCTACAGGCACAGTCCACTCTGTCGCCACCGTCCTCGCAGCCGCGAAGACCGTCACTGGCATCTCCAATGCTTCCGAAGCTGTCGTTTCTTCGACTGCTCACGGCTACAGCAACGGCGACATCGTCATCATCTACAGCGCCTGGGGCCGCCTGAACTTCCGCGCATTCCGCGTCAAGTCCGTGCTGACCGACTCCTTTGTGCTGGAAGGCGCAGACACCAGCTCGACCGACCTCTACCCCGCAGGCGCTGGCGCTGGCACCGTGAAGAAGGTCACCACCTGGGTGGATCTGGACCGCACCATGAACCACTCCAGCTCGGGCGGCGACGCCAAGACTGTGAACGTGAAGTTCATCGAAAGCGATGTGGAAATCGTGCTGAACGACGGTTTCAGCGCTGTGCAGCGCACGTTCGACATGGACGCCGACATGATCGGCACGGCTGCATACACCGCGCTCAAAACTCTGTCTGCAACTGATGCCGACACCGTCGTGCGCCGCCGCGCCAAGTCCGGCGCCGTTTCGCTGATCCCCGCCAAGGTTTCCTTCAACGAGGAAGAGTCTTCGAACGAAGGCCAGGCCGTGACCGTCAAGGGCACGTTCAACGCCCAAAACATCAGCACGCGCTACGCCTCCTGATCCCCGGCCATAGGCCACCCTCGCACCTACCCGGCTCGTGTCGCTCTTCGCAGGGCGCGCGGGCTGGGCAAGGGCATTTCTGCAAACCCTGCGAAGAAAGTAAATCATGGCAAAAGATAAAACCGTCCCAGTCGCCACCATCAAGAGCATGGCTGGCAATGTTCCCGAGTTCCCAATGCCAGTGAAGATCAAGCATCTGAACGGCACGGAAACCACGGTGGAATTCATGGCGAAGGCCATGCGCAAAACCGAATGGGCCGCGCTGCGCGATGCGCATCTGAACTATGTCAAGCCAACCGGCGACGAGGACGAGGCGATCAAGTTCAGCTACACCAAGGCGGTGGGCGAGGACATGCAGAAGGCCGCCAACCTGATCTCCAAGTGCGCGAGCGGGTGGGATTTGGCAGATGCATTCACGCCGGAAACTCTGGTGGAGCTGGAGGACACATTCGGCGGTGCATTGGGTGCTGCGCTGACTGCCTACGACGCAGCAATCTTCCATGGCCGCGTGGGAAACTGATCGCCCTGGCTCGTGCCCTGCATGAGCCGCCAATCACTGAGGCAGAGGCCAGGTCCGAAGGTTTCGAGCTGGAGGACTACGTCACCGACGTGATCGAGGTATGGCCGGACAACGAGCGGGCGCTGGGTGTCTTCCGGCTGATTGGCACAAGGTGGCGCATACCACCCATGGGCGGCGTGCCTATCGGAATTGATTGGCCGTCCATTTACCCCTTGATGGATCGTCTTGGGCTTGATGACGATGGGTGGAACGCGTTGCACAGCGACCTGATGACGATGGAAGGCGCCGCGCTGGAAACCATGCGGGAGTTTGCCCCAAAGCCAAGCGGGGGATAACATGCGGCCTTCAACTCTGGAGGGCGCCATGCGCACATCACTGAAAGTCTCTCGCGGCGCCCAGCTTCTGGGGTGTCTGTTCCTCATCATGGGCATCGTGTCCTGCTCTACCAAGGGTGACCCGCAGACCATGTCTTGGAGTTTCATCGCGGGCATCCTGCTGATCCTCGGCGCGCGCACGTATGAGTGGCTATCAAAAGAATAGCAAACTGACCGCGTAAATCAGCCACCTTCGGGTGGCTTTTTCATTTCTGGGCTCGCTTCGGCGGGCCCTTTTCGTTTCAGAGGCCCAATGTCTGACCTAAACACAGAAATCAAGATCGGCGCGGATGCGTCCGGTGTTGAAGCTGGCGTCAGCCGTGCAAAACGCTCCCTCAAAGACCTTGGGGAGAGCGCCAAGAAGGCGGGGCAAGACGCGGGCGCCGGTATTGGCGCCATCGGTGCGGGTGGCGACAAAGCCGCCAAAGACGTAGAGCGCGCCACCAAGAACATTCAGGGGCAACTGCAACGCGCGATTGCTTCGTTCGATGCTGGTGAAAAGGGATCGCGCAAGTTCTACGAATCTTTGGCCCGTCAGCGTGGCGCCGATGTGGCGACCCTCAAGCCTTATCTTGACCAACTCGACCAAGTCAAGGCCAAAACCTCCGCAGCAAAGGCCGCAAGCGAAGACTGGATGGGTAGCCTGCGCAGCATCAATGGCCTGCTGGCCGGGCTGGGTGCGGCAGTGTCCATTGGTGGCATTTCGGCTTTCGTGAAGCAGTCCATTGACGCCGCCGACTCCATGTCGAAGCTCTCGCAAAAGAGCGGCGTGGCGGTTGAGTCGCTGGTGGAGTTGAACTACGCGGCATCACTGAGCGATGTGAGCACCGAAGGCCTGGCGACCGGCCTGCGCAAGCTGTCGCAGAACATGGCCGAAGCCGCCAAGGGCAGCAAGGAGCAAGCGGCAGCGTTTGCTGCGGTCGGCGTGAATGTGCAGAACCTCGATGGCTCCTTGAAGGGCGCCGACGAAGTGCTGAAAGAGCTAGCAACCCGGTTTTCTAACTTCAAGGACGGCCCGGAAAAGGCCGCGCTTGCCATCGAGTTGTTCGGCAAGCAAGGTGCTGAGCTGATTCCATTGCTGAACGGAGGCGCGGCCGGCCTGTCAGAGATGGCAGACGAAGCCCGCAGCCTGGGCGTCGTCTTTGGCGCGGACCTGGCAAAGAATGCCGAAACGTTCAACGACAACCTGACGCGCATTCAGGCATCCAGCCAGGGCGCGGCAACAGCAATTGCTGGACAGCTGCTGCCAACACTCAACCTGCTGACGCAAGAATTCATCGCTGCCAAGGACGGATCGCAGTCGTTCGCAACCTCTCTCGGCGGTGGCCTTCGCACGGTGGTGGAATCCGCCACGATCCTCTACGCCAACGTTTCTTTTGTGCTGCAGGGCATCGGGCGCGAGATTGGGGCCATTGGGGCACAGTTTGCCGCCATTGGACGCGGCGACTTCTCTGGATGGACGGCCATCAGCGATGCTGTGAAGGCCGATGGCAAACGCGCGCGCGCAGAGCTGGACAAGTTCACCTTTGACCTGTTGAACGCCGGAATTCTTACCAGCAAGGCCGGGGCGGGGCGCGGCACCGCACCAGACCCGCGCAGCTTGGGCGACACATCCGAGTCGGCACCCATAGTCCGGGTCGCGGAAAAAGCAGCCAATGCAGCGAAAGAAGCCCAGAGCGCCTACGACGCCATGTTCAAGCACTTTGCCGAGCAGCGCAATGCGATGGTCGAGGAACTTGCGCTGGGGCGCGAGCAGACGGTTTCGGAGAAAGAGCGCACCAAGGTCATTACCGACCTGGGCCAGATCGAGGCCAAGATTCGGCGCGAGGGCGGGGCCGACATGCCGCGCAAGCTCGCCGAGTTGGAGACCCGGAAGAAGCAGGCCGATGGCGAGCTGCTCCTCAACGAAGCGCTTCGGCAACAACTGGATGTCCAGCGCCCCCTCATCAAGCACGCCGAAGAACTTGCCAAGGCTCGCCAAGCCTATCGTCAAAGCGAGGAAGGCGCCATTCGCGGCTTTCTCCAAGAGCAGGATGCCGCCACCCATGCCGCGCTGCAAGGCGTGGCAGACCGCGCGCGCTCGCTGGACGAAGAAAACGCCGCGCTCGGGCTCACCCAGGCCAAGAACATTTCGCTTGCCGAGGCTGTCGAACGCGTCACGATCGCGCGGCTGAAAGATCAGCAGGCCTCCAAGTTCTGGGAGGGCTCCGAGGGCTGGAAGAACCTGCAAGCCGAAATCGATGCCCGCGAAAAGCTGGCCGAAAAAATCGGCAGTTCCGAAGCTGCCAAGAAGGAACTCGAAGCCTGGCGCTCCACCTTCCAATCCATCGACAGCACCGCGCACGACGCCTTCGTATCGATATTCGACCAAGGCAGCGACGTATTCAAGCGCCTGGGCGATGCGCTCAAGCACGGCGTTCTCGACCTCCTCTACCAGCTAACCGTCCGCCAATGGATCATCCAGATCGGCGCCAGCATCGCGGGCCCGGGCAGCGTGCAGGGCCTGATGACGGGCTTCAACGCGCCGGGCGGCATGCTCGGTGGCCTGGGTAATCTCTTTGGCTCCGGCAGCACGTCCGCCCTGGGCTCGTGGATTGGCGGCGGCATGTCCAGCGGCAACCTGCTCGGCAGCGTGTACGCCAACACCACCGGCGGCGGACTCGATGCGCTGCTGGCCTACAACGGCGCTTTCGGCACGTCGCAAACCGTCGGCGCCGCTGCGGGCACGCTGGCGGACGCCAACTTCATCGGCGCCGCGGGCGGTGATGCGCTCGGCTCGCTGATCGAGGCCAACGCCGCGTGGGAAGGCGTCGGAACCGCCGCCACTGGCGCGGCGGAAGTGGTCTCTGGCGCGCTCGCCAGCATCCCCGTCTACGGCTGGATCGCCGCCGCCGTGCTCGCCATCGCCGGGGCCACCGCCAAGGGCGGCACGCCGCACGCGGGCGGCGCATCGCTCGCCAACGCGCAGGGCCTGCAATCCGTCAAGCCCAACGACATCAAGCTCTACTTTGATGACGTGGATAAGACGATCCAGGGCGTCACGGACTCGATGGCCAAGGGCGCGGCGCAACTGCTCAACACCTTCGGCGCGGCTAAGGGAAAGCTCAACTGGGCAGTGGCCACGGGATTTGCGCGCGATGGGGAAGACTCTCCAACTGGCCAGCTATCCATCACTCAGAACGGGCATGTTGTCCGTGACTGGGAATCCACCCGTCAAGACGGCATGGTCGGCGCGCGAGACTTCGTGGGCGACTTCAAAGACTACTGGGCAGCTTTCAAAGAAGACTTCCGCGCCGCGCTGGGCGACCTCGACATTCCCGGCTGGGCCGCGCGCGTGCTTGAAAAAGCCACCGACCCCGCCACCTTCGCGGCGGCCAGCGACAACATCGCCGCCACGATGGCGGGCATCCAGCAACTGGTCGGCGTTTCGGCCAACGACATCGGCACCAAGTTTGTAGACGGACTGATTGCCCAAGACTACGCGGGCACCGGCAAAACCATTGCCGACACCATCATGGCCGGGATTGAGCGATCCATGCTCACGGGCTTTGCCGAGCAGGTGAGCCAGACCGCCTACAACGGCATCCTCGTGCCGATCCTGGGCGCAGTCATCCAGGGCGCGGACGTGGCGCAAGCCGTAGCCGAGGCCAACATTCAGCAGGTCGTGGAGCGCGTCACCAAGCAGGCCGATGCCTTCGCTGCCGTCTGGAACAACGCCGAAGTGCAAAAGGCTCTCGGACAGACATACGACCTGCTCGCCAAAACCTTCACCACCGCCGCGCAGTCCGCCCAGTACACCCCCAAATACATCCAATCCACCCAGGCCGCCGCCGCCGCGCAATCCGATCTGGCCGCCGCGCAGTCCGAGGCTACCCGTGCCGCCGAGCAAGAGGCCCAACGCCTGGCCGACCTGCACAAATCCCTCAATGGCGACCTGGCCAGTCTCGACATCGAGTTGCTGCGCCGCTCTGGCCAAAGCGCCGCCGCTGACGCCGCCGCCCGCGCCAAGGCCACCGAGGGCTACGACGCCGAGGCCCTGGCCCTCTACGACCTCATCGCCATCCGCCGCGCCCACATCGCCGACCTCGACGCCGAGGCCGCCCGCGTCCAGCAGCTCGACGGCCTCTATGCCGGCATCTACGCCAAGATCGCGACACCCGCCGAGCGCATGGCCTACGGCTACGAGCGCATCGCCAAGAACCTGCAAAACGCAGGCCTCTTCGCCGGGCAGACAGACCTTTCCTCCATTCTGGCCAAGGCCTCCATGCCGCAGGTGCGCGACACGGTGCAAAAGCTCTGGGGAGAGTCCAGCAGCCAGACCCGCCTGGCCCTGCTCGACGCCGTGGGCGGGCTCGCCGACCTAAAGACCGAGGCCGCCAGCCTGGCCGACCAGGCCGAGCAAACCGCGCTGAACCTGGCCACGCAAAACGCCAACGCGGCACTTGCCATCGTCCAGCGCGCCATCGACGCCGAGAAAAAGGCTGGGCAAGAGCGCCTGCGTCTGGCGCAGACCGAAGAGACGCGCCTGAAGTCCCTGGTGGACTACCTGCATGGCCAAACGCTCGACCTCTACGGCCAAAGCGACTCAACCGCCCAGTGGATGGCCGCTCAGGGTCAGGCCTACATCGATGCCGCTCTTGCTGGCGGCGCGCTCGACCGCGACAAGCTCGGCGAAGCCGTCTCCGCCATCCGCGCCACGCTCAAGCCCGATCTTTTCGGCAGCGCCAAGGACATGGAGTTCCAGACCCTGGTACTGGCCGGAAAGCTCGGCACCTTGGAGCAATCCACCGGACGCCAACTCACCGCCGCCCAGCGCTCCCTCAAGGCCGAGGAAGACGCCGCCAAGGCGCTTGACGATCTGGCGCAAACGCAGCGTGACGCGCTCGACATCGCGCGCGGGCAGTACACGGGCATCCTGGGCGTGCAGGATGCGATCAAGCAACTCAGCGCCGCGATCCTTGCTGAAAAGGCCATCAGCGGCATCATGCAAGGTTCGATCGCGGGCAGCACCTACGCGCCCAAAACAGATACCTTGCACAGCGCCGTCACGGGCCTAGATTACTCCGGCGCCTCCATCGGCGGCTACCTCAAGGCGCTCAACGCAGCCGGAGACAACGCTGGTGCGCTCGACGCCTATCAGCAACTGACAGCCAACGGCGCCACCAGCGCCATGGTGAGCAAGCTCACGGGATGGTCGCTCGACCAGATCAATACCTGGGTGGACGCCAACAACCTTCCGCGCTTCGCAGGCGGGGGCTGGCATGACGGCGGCTGGGCGATGGTGGGCGAGCAAGGGCCGGAGTTGGCCTACATGCCGCCCGCGCGCATCTACAACGCGGGCGACACGGCAGCGATGGTGCGCGGCGACGGCGGCTACGCCGAGCTGGTCACCGAGGTGCGCGCCCTGCGCGCCGAAGTGATCGCGCTACGCAGACAGGTCGATACCACCAACGACAACACCGCCCGCGCCGCCGACGCAGTGCGCACGCCGCGCCAGGTCGTGGTCGTGGCAGACCTGAGTGCCGCCCAATGAGCACCGGCGCCTGTCTCCTCATCCCGCTCGTCAACCCGGGCCTGTACAGCACCACTGTTGCCGAGCCCGCGCCCGGCGAGACGGCTTGGGCATCGGGCGGAACCTACGCCGTTGGCGACCTGCGCGCCTACGCCGCCACGCACCGGCTCTACAAGTGCGTGCAGGCGCATACAGGCCGCACCACCACGCCGGACGCCGACCCGGCCTATTGGCTCGACTGGGCGCCCACCAACGCCCGGGCCATGTTCGACGATGCCATCAATACCCAAACCAGCGCGGCGGACAGCTTCACCGCCATCCTGCGCCCGGGAGAATTCTTCAACGGTTTCGACGTGTACGGCTGCGACTGCGCAAGCCTGACCTACATCTACAAAGATGCCCCTGGTGGCAATGTCATCGCCAGCGCCACGCTGGATATGACCGATCCGCCCTACGACTGGTACGACTGGGCTTTCGGCCCTATCCGCGCCCTGTCCAGCGCGCGCGTGAGCGACCTCACGCCCTACGCGGGATCGGAACTCACGATCACCTTCACCAATACCGGCGGCGCCGCCAAATGCGGCCTTCTCGCGCTGGGCGACCGGCGCGACCTGCTCGACGGCGCGCAGTTCGGCGGCGTGGTCTACGGCGCCACGGCCAACCTGGTGGACAACACCCTCTACCAAAAGCGCAGCGACGGCTCCACCAAAGCCTTCTTGCAGCCCAACACCGTGGACGTGGACATCACGATGGTGATGCCCCGCGAGTTTGGTGATCCAGCCCTTGCTGCGGTGCGCAGCGTACTTGGTGTGCCATGCGGCTGGTACGCCACCGAGACTTCGGGCTACGCCTCCCTGTCCGCCTTCGGGCGCGCAACCGCGCGGCTGACCTTCGACTCGTTCGGACACGCCACGCTCAACCTCAATATCAAAGGACTTCCCTGATGGCTGTAGCACCAACCCCTGTAGCCGCAGCGCCCGACGCGCCGGATCGTGCCCAGCGCGCCACATTCAGCGCGCGCGCCACAGCGTTCTTCGACTGGATCAAGAATACGTTTGTGGCGGGCGTCAACGCCCTGGCGTCCAATGTCTACGCCAACGCGCAAGACGCCGCCAGCAGCGCCAGCGCCGCCACCACGCACGCCGCAGAAGCTGCTACCCAAGCCGCGAGCGCTGCGGCCAGCGCCACAAATGCCGCAAGCAGCGCCACCAGCGCCGCCACGCAAGCCGCCGACGCAGCCGCTGCCAAAGCCGCCTTTGACCGCTCCTACCTCGGCGCAAAAACCAGCGATCCCAGCGTGGACAACACCGGCGGCGCCTTGCAAGCTGGCGCGTGGTACCTCAACACCGTGTCCGGGCAGGTGCGCATCTACAACGGCACGGCCTGGGTCACCTCGGCGGCCGTCACGGCGGGAGTCACCAGCCTCAACAGCTTGGCCGGCGCGCTCACGCTCAAAACGCTCGGCGGTACCGCCTTGCTCGGCGTGGGCGATATCCCTTGGCCCTCCACCACCGCGCCCATCACGCGCAGCGCGCGCACTGCCAACACCGCGCTCGCGGCGGCCGACAATGGTGCGCTCATCGACATCACGGTGGGCACGTGGACACAAACCTTCGCGGCCTGCGCCAGCCTGGGCAATGGCTGGTGGTGCTACCTGCGCAACAGCGGCAGTGGTGACATCACGCTCGACCCGTCGGGCAGCGAGACCATCGACGGCCTTACCAGCTACGTCATGTACCCCGGCGAGCTGCGCCTGGTGCAGTGCGACGGCGCGGCCCTGCGCACGGTGGTCGTCACACCGTTTCAGCGCACATTCACGGCATCGGCCAGCTTTGCCAAGCCGCCCGGCTATCGGTTCTTCGACGCGCTGATCTGGGCAGGCGGCGTGGGCGGCGGCAAGGATGGCTACTACTGCCCCGGCGGCGGCGGCGGCGCGTGCTTTGCGTGGCGCATCAAGGCGGCGGCGCTGGCTGCCAGCCAGACGGTCACCATCGGCTCGGGCGGCGCGGCGTCAACCACGGCCACGCTCAATAGTGGAGGATCGTCCAGCTTTGCAAGCGTCACTGTCTACAGCGGGTTGCCGAATGGCGACGGTGGATCGGCGCTCGTGTCGGACGTCAAAGTGGGTATCTATGGAAACGACACCCTCGGCGGCAATAGTGTCAACGACATCTTTCGAGGCTTCTACGGCGGCGCGGGAAGTTCCGTTATTACCGGCCGTGGCTTCACCGTCTACGGCGGCGGCGGCGGCGGGAGCGTCAATGACGCCACGGCGCTGCCGACTTACAGCAGCACTGTGTTTGGCGGCGCGGGCGGCGCATCCAGCCAGTCCGGCACGGCTGGCAATGGCGTCGTGCCCGGTGGTGGTGGCGGCAGCACCGTGACGGGCACCGCAGGCAGCGGCGCGCGCGGCGAGCTGCGCATTTTTGGAGTGGTGTGATGGCTAAATTTGCGATCCTCAAAAACAGCATCGTCGTCAATCACGCCGAGGCTGACGCGGCCTTTGCCGCCGCGCAGGGCTGGATTGCCGCAGGCGCATCCAAGGTGGGCGACACGTGGGCAGGCGGCGTCTTCACGACCCCGCCGCCGCCGCCGCTCGACCGCCTAGCCGCCGCAGCCGATATCGACAGCGCCGTGGCGCGTATCTATGCCGGCTACGACCGCTTCGCACTCGAGTACAAAGAGCGCGAGGCGCAGGCCCGCGCCTACAAAGCGGCGGGCTACACCGGCGCGGTGCCGGTGCAAGTGGCAGCGTTTGCCACGCCCGCGGGCAAGACGCCCGCCGAGGCGACGGACATCATCATCGGCCAGGCCGACGCGCTGCAGGGAGCGCTGTCCGCACTGGGCGTGCAGCGCATGCGCAAGTACGCCGTGCTGGGCGCCCCCGATGACGCGGCCGCCCGCGCCGTGCTGGCCGATATCAACGTCCGCGTGGCCGCTATCGCGGCGGCGCTGCAATAGGGGCGCGCCGTGAAGCTCGCCGCCTACACCGGCCGCCCGCAAGGCCCGCGCCGCATCGTCAATGACCTGGTGGCCCTGCGCCTGCGCTCGCGCATCACGCACTGCGAAATCGTGTGGGAGCCCACCGACAACGCGGCCGACTTGATGCCGGACAGCAGCGTGCAGCCGGTGGATGGCGCCTTCTGGTGCGCCTCGGCAAGCGCCCTCGACCGCATGCCCGAGTGGAGCGCGCGCCGCGCCGGGCGCATCGGCGGCGTGCGCCTCAAGCGCATCGCGCTCGCCCCCGAGCGCTGGGCGCTCATCGACCTGCCCGCCGCCCAAGCCCGGCCCGCCGCGCAGTGGATGCGCCAGCACGAGGGCGCGCGCTACGACTGGCGTGGCGTGCTGGGCTTCCTGGCTTGGCCGCTGGGCGAGGGCGCCGACGACTACATGTGCTCCGAGGCCTGCGCCGCCGCGCTTGGCTTCGAGCGCCCCTGGGCCATCGATCCGCCGCTCATGGCGTGCATCGCCGAGCGGCTGTGCAAGGAGACGCCATGATGATGCGAGA